GCCGGCTTGAACGGCGGAACGACAGGGCAAAAATTTTAGTCGTCCCACTGGGTACTTTTTATACTCAGCTACGAGCCCCAGTAGTTAAACTCCACCGGGAAGAGCACTATTTTTACCTGATGACCTATCTCTCAACATTCCGGTCCCATCTGGCCCACAACTGCGAATTACGCAGCCCAGGAGCCAGCCGGTAGCCTACATTTCGGTCCAGGATAACTGCATAGTGGCAGCTCACACGCTGGTTACGTTCCAGTCAACGGATACAAACTCGGGCCCGGGTGTCGTTACTCACCCACACTAAAGTGCCCTGGGGACAGAAGGATTTTAAGCATTCGCGAGAGCAATAATAGGCTCAATCATCTCAACCTCATACTGTAAATAGATGGAACCCATCAACGCGGAGACGGGCCCACCAAGCATAGAGAGATTGAGGGTACAAGGCACATACATATTCCTATCCGTAAGAGTGAACCCAGTAATGGTACCGCCAGCTTGAATTTTATACCAAGGGTTAGCAAACCGATTGGTATCTATATCAATAGCGACTGCCCCACCAATTGAGCCGACAGGAGTTGATAGATTATTAAGCAATGTGGAACCCTCGTATCCTGCCCATACAGGGCAAGACACGGACTTGTACGCGGCCGACGCAGCGATAGTGGTCGTAGGCGCAACATCAACAGTGTCATAGGACATACCAAGAGTAACACGCCCTGCGGTGGTAGTAGGCGTGCCAGGTATATAAATATACCTAGCACGAATCCACCTAAACTTACTAAAATTAAGCCCAATAGTATTGAGCCAGGTGCAGAACGATGGATGAGTGAAATGTTGAACGTTCTGAAAAGCACCTAAAACCGCAGGTGAATTGAGCTCAATGACGAGTTCAGTGTTACAAACATAAAACCCGCCATTACGGGTTTGCATCCTCGGCATTGAACGGGGTCTAGAGACAATGTCCCCAGCCGCAGCAGGTGCAGCTTGGCGGACAGTACGGATATCACCCGTATCTTGAGAACGCTGTTTACGTGGCCGCTTCTTTATCTTCTTATTTGCGGATAACTTTGAATTAATTAAGCTGGTCACTTGGCCAACCGTCAACTTCTTAGATTGCGACATATTGAATAACCTTCAGTTACGTGTTTTGTATGGGATCCGGCAACACAACCGGACTGTTCATCGCAGCAAGATAACTTCAACCGTGCAGTCACTTGGCATTTATATTAGCCCATCAAATTGGATTTGGTTGATTAAGCTGCGACCCCATAACGAGCAACCCCGGTGTCGTCAACACCGCCTCCGCCTGGGGTTGGTGCCTTCTAAAAGACACCTCGGGGCGCAAATGCCCCAGGGACATGGATGATTGAGAGCGCGTCATAATATTTCTCATACTCAAGCTGTTCATCAGGAGTGATATCATACGCTGCCCAGAATGATGCCCGGGCTTCGGGGCGAACGATACCCCGTACTCTCTTCATACCCATAACCATGTTCCGAAAGCTCCAGGGCAGTAGTTCCACTGGAATGGGTCGCTTCTTACCTGACCGGACATAACTACTGTAAAAGGACTGGAACACCGGTAACCCACCAGTAAGGGCAATACCACCAGTCCCCACCGCATCAAGCCAACCACGCCAAACACTGGGAGAATCCCAGCACTTCAGCATGACCGCATCCTTAGCTAGAGCGGTGTGAGGATTCCTACACATTACCCAGTCGACGCCATCAAAAACGGGACGCGTTTGGCAGAACTCAACCTGCTCAAAATCATCAACTGGCTGCTCAACAGACATGTTGAACCCCATATCAAGAAACCATGATTTCACGTTACTCATAAATCTACCCAAGTCGCGCCGCTCCATAAAAGCAACACAATCATCACCATTGTTAACCAATTGGGCATTGATCTTATACTGCAACACGTAAGCCTTAAACATAGAACACATCAACAAACAATTGCCCATGGATGTATTCATATCACCACTCATACGTGTGCCTGTAACAGTGTAATTAACCCGACCGTCAGGTGTATACCCAGAGCATCTATTAACTTCCTGACACTCCAGCAACGCAGCCAGACGCCTTTTATGTTTACGCTCAGGGAAACACTCCAAATAAATCTGGTGTTCCCACCGCAAAGCGTCTAGCGAAACGTGCTGGTCAAATCTAGATGCATCCAAGCCGACGGCAACAGGATCATGGTACAACTCCCACTTCCTTCTAAGTACTTTAGCAGACTGCTCAGCATTAAGTCCTTTAATCACTGTGGGGATATCGGGGTGAAACATTCTATCAACGCTATGTAACAACCTCTTCTCAAGGCGGGCCAAATATCTTCCCAATCTAATATTAAACCTGGGATGTCGGGGGGATATCACTCTAGGCACAGGATCCGCCTTCGTAGTCCGGTCAGTCTTCTCATACTTCACAAATACGTCTACTGCAGAGTCCCGATTCAACGAGCCGCGCCCAGCACGCAACTCATCTAACGCCGTTTGGTACCTAACTCTCCTGCGGCCCTTATAACCATCCACAAATTGCTGATGGGTGATCGGGGCGGTCTTGGGGAGCAACTTGACCAAACAACTCCTAACCTCAATTAAGCGGCTAGAAAAGACTCCAGGTTCAGGTCGTGGGGGTGGACAAAATCCATTCTCTCCCTTAACCAAGAACACTCGCTCAGTGACTGCACGTAATAAAGTATTGAGGTCATGTGTGAATGGCACTATATCAATGTTAGGGGAAACGCCAGCCACTCTTACGTAGCGTCTCTCCTTTGGGGCACCCACCACTCTTTCCCACGTCAAGCGGTCAGGGTCTTCACGTCCACCGAACTTGACAGTTTTTGAATTAATGTCACTATATTCGGAGTGAAAGATAGGAAAATCACAACCCTGACCCGTGGAGAGTGCTGGGCACCCCTATTGCAACTCAATGCCGTCCGGGACATCATCCCGGATCAGCATGAATGCCTTCCCAAACAGTCCACCTAGAAGGCCGCTGGGATCCACTCGTTTCTGCCATGCTTTCGTGGCCACTGCAATCTTCATAGTTCTAAACGCGTCCGTGGGCACAAAAGATAGGAACAATGCACGGTCGATAGCAATATTACGATCGACAATACGCAAGTCCTTATATTCAGGCTCAGCAAGCAACTTAGCCAACCAACGGCGTGTGACCAATACATTGGCCTCAGTCATAGGCCTGGCACCAAACTTGTTGTAAGCAAGCTGGGCGACACAGGCCGCAAAATTTGACCGTTTACCTTTCTTGATCACTTTCTTTTCTTTAACAACCGTCTCAAGCTTAACCTGCTTGCCCTGGACTACAACTGCTTTCGAAAACGAGTGTGTATGGGTCTCTACGTAATCCATTGGATCATTGGCCTCGACATCAAGGGCACGAATCGCATCAGATGCAACCTTCTCGGCACTAACATCGCCGAACATCGCCCTCCGTAGCCACTCAATACCCCACTTGGTGATAACACATGTGGGTGGTAGAAGGGGTTTAATCTTATTAGCATTATAAAACCCATCCAACAAATCAACCACCTCTGCAGCAATCATCTCCTCAGCGATTTTGGGATTATCAGTCCTATGGTCCAGCTGCTGCATACGCAACACACTAGGCACACCGCCGAACTCAATGTCATTAATAACATACCCATCATCACTAAACTCGAAACCATACCACTCTGCCTGAGCGGCAGTGGAGAGAGCCATGCCTAATTGCCGGAAGTTACAATTTACCCCCCTAAGGTAGGCCCGGCCTTCAAACCCGCAAAGCGAGAGAAATTTCCTACGGATAGGCACCGCAACTATCAGCCTG